CGAGGAGGGAAGCGATGAGACAGTTCAAGTATAAAGAGCCTCGGAAGCACTCGGGTGAGCTCAGGACGCGTGTGACATTCTATGAGCCAACTCCAAATTCAGGACCAATGCCAGGCGAAACAGCAAAGAGCATTCTTTATGAGTGCTGGGCAGCCATTGACCAGGTCTGGCTGCGGGATATGGAGCAAGCCAAAGCCAATGGCACCTTGTCAGATTTGACTATTACTATCCGGGATCCAGGAGCTGATTACAGACCGGTCAATAAACACTACGTCCAGGTACATGAGCCTGAATATGAGCATCTGAAATACAACATCCGGACTGCGCAGCCCAATCTAAGGGACCGCCGCTTCATCGATATTGTAGCAGAGGTGGTAACAGGATGAGTGTGAAAATCAAAGGCTTCGAAAAGATGATGAAGCAACTGGAAGAAAGGCTCGGTCCAAAGAGAATTCAGCACATCAGTGATGAGGCATTGAAAGCTGGCGCTGAAGTTTACGTGAAAGAGCTGAAAAGTCAGCTTGAAACGTTTCGGGATACCGGTGCCACAATAGACGAGGTCACGATCTCTGAACCTTTCACGGAAGGTAATGCACGAACTATCAAAGTGTATTGGAAAGGGCCAAAAGACCGCTATCGTATTATTCACCTTAACGAGTGGGGCACTGTAAAAAATCCAAACCCAGCTGGTAAGGGTGCAATTGCTCAATCTTTGCAGTCGGCAAAGGCTGCATACAGAAAAGCAATCAAACAAGTAATTGAGAGGGAGGCAGGTAAATGATCTGGGAAATCCACCGGGCAATTACTGCCGACCCTCTTATTTCTATGTTGGTTGGTGAACGAATTAAGTTTTATGAATATCCGCCATCCGGGGACGTGACTGGTTCCTGGATTATTGTCGATCCCATAGGACCACCTTTACCAACGGACTATGCCGATGACAAGCCCACCGCCTATGAGTATCTCTACCAAATTGATGTGTGGAGCAAGACAGAAACCGAGCAGAAAAACATTGCCCGTCAAATTGGTGAAGTGCTGCGTCGTGAACTTGGAGCTGGTCAGTACGGTACCGGCGTTGATGAATGGGATAAGGACCTAAATATATTTCGCGATGGCCGGCGTTACAAGCTGAAAGAATATCTACTAGATCAAGAGGAGGAAATTGAACATGGCTAAAAATTACAGAGCTTCTACGGGAGTGGATGAGTTTTACTACAGTGAACTTGATGAAACTGCAGATCAAATAACAACGAATAACATTGAGCGCATTAAGTTTCTGCAGACAATTGAGATTGAATCTTCACAGGAAATCACTCGTGCATATGGCGACAACAAAACTGCAGAAATGGCGGTGTCCAATGGAGACACCACAGTATCCAGTGCCTTTCACAAGCTGCCTATCGAGGACAGAGGACGTCTCCTGGGATTAGAACAGGTTGACGGGATTTACTCCTACGGAAGCACCGATAACCCGCCATATGTTGCATGTGTGTTTGCCAAGACACATGAAGACGGCAGCAAAGAATGGGTTGGATTGCCGAAAGGAATTTTCACTCGTCCAGCTATCAACGGTCAGACAAAAGAGGACGGTACTGAATTCCAGAACAACGAAATTGAAGCGCAATTCATGGATCGTGAAGTCGATGGTTTTGAAGATGAAAAATCCGTTTTATTTGCTGTGGACAAAAAGGGTGAGACAACACAGCGAGACAAGCTATTCCAAAAGATTTTTGGCCAGCCTTATCCAGGAGCAACTGACGGAACTACACCTGCCCCTGAGACTGAACCAGAGGGAGTGTAAGGAATGGCAGAGAAGACAAAGAAGTATGAAGTTATCGAGGATTTTAAAGATCTGCAGGATAAAAACAAGGTTTATTTCCAAGGTGACCCTTATCCAAAACCTGCAAATAAGAAAATCCCAGAAGAACGCATTGCGGAGTTACTGTCCAATCAAAACAAGCGCGGACGTGCTGTAATTAAAGAAGTCGAGTAAATCATCACACGGGAGCTACGGCTCCCTATATTTAAAGGAGAATGGTGAAAATGGCAAATTTGAAACGTAACATGATTGAACTTGTAGAAAATCCGGAAGAAGTGGTGAACGGCGCCGAGCCTGATTTGAAAGTATATTGGACTCCACCATTTATCCCATTGGCTGTTGTACGCGAAGCGATGGAAATGCAAAAGGAATTAAATAGCGAAGATGCAGAAGAAAATGAGTTGCAGCTTGTGGATCGGATGATTGAGTTTGTGGCGAATCGTATCTATAATGGCCAATTCTCGGCTGATGATATTTATAACAAACTTCATGCACCGGATGCGGTTAGGACTCTGCAGGAGCAAATCATGTTTATTACGCAGGGGAATCAAACAGACGAGACAAAAAAGTTCCTGGAGAAGAAACTCTCGTAGACGAAGATTTTTCACCAGCGAAGCAGCTGGAGTACATGGATAAATTGATATTTGATTTGTATAAGCAAAATGGCGATATCAACAAAGTTCTGGATATGCCTTTTGTTTTTGTAATGGACTTACTGGAAGATCGAAAGAAACCAAAAGAAGAGAAATCCCTCATTGCTGCCTTTGGTGGCGGTTGAGGGATTTTTTTGTGTAGGGAAGGAGGTGGCACATGGAAAGAATAGAAGGTCTGTCGATTGGACTGGATCTCGACTCTCTCAAAGTAGAAAGTGGTCTTACGGATTTAAAATCTGCAATGCGACAGATGAATTCTGAAATGAAAGCTAACCTATCTGTGTTTGATCGTGCAGACCAGTCGATTGAAAAATATCAGGCTACGGTAGATGGATTAAGCAAGAAGATACAGGTGCAACAGAAGATTGTCGATAAAGCTAGAACAAGCTATGAAAAGATGGTAGCTGAACATGGTGAAGGGTCAAAGGAAGCGCAGAAAGCGGCCACGCAGTACAATAACCAATCTGCAAGCCTGCAAAATATGCAGCGTAGTCTGGAACGTGCTCAAAATAGTCTAAGTGATTTACAAGAAGAACAGCGCATAGCAGCAAGTAATTGGACAAAGGTTAGTGATGCTGCCGACAAATCTGCAGGTCGAATCGAAAAGATAGGAGACAGTTTAAAGAATATAGGCGGACGCATGAGTCTTGCTATTACTGCCCCTCTGACTGGCGCATTTGCAACTATCACGCGTGGTACAGATGAGTTTCGTGGAGACATGGCCGTTCTTGAAAATAATGCGCGTAATGCTGGTGTAGGCGTGGATACAATTCGTCAATCGATGGAGCGTCTTTCTGCCATTTCAACAGAAACAGATTCCAACGTCGAAGCACTATCCAACTTACTCGCCCTTAACTTCTCAGAGTCAGGCATGGCCCAAACTCTTGATGCTTTGAGTGGGGCAGTGCTTAAGTTTCCAGACACGTTAAAAATAGAGGGCGTGGCTGACGGATTGCAAGAAACACTTGCAACAGGTGCGGCTATTGGTCCATTCGGCGAATTATTGGAACGTATGGGAGTCAATCTCGATACCTTTAACACTGGCTTGACTGACGCGATTAGTAAAGGAGAACAAGAAAATTACATCTTGCAACAGCTGGCGGACTTAGGTCTGGCAGACGTAAATGAGTCTTACCGCAAAAACAACGAGGAATTGGTAAAGTCCAGAGAAGAAAGTCAGAAGTTTCAACAAGCAACAGCTGATTTAGGCGCTGCCTTAACACCTATTATGACCAAGATCACTACTGGATTGACGAACGTTACGAATTGGTTCAATAATCTTTCTCCGGCAAGTAAGAAAGCGGCCATTACCATTGCAGGCATTATCGCGGTTTTAGGACCACTAATCACTTTTTTGGGGTTCTTTGCAGCGGGCTTGAAATCTGTCATATCAGTATTTAGCTCATTTGCGAAATACATTGCGAATGTGGGAGGCATGCTGAAGTTTCTCAGATTAGGATTTGCCGCATTGACCGGACCAGTGGGGATAACCATAGGAATTATAGCTGCGCTCGCTGCGGGATTCACCATAGCTTATCAAAAGTCCGAGACTTTCCGGAATATTGTACATGCAGTGAGGGACGCTATTGTTTCGGCATATCAGCGTATAAAAGAATTCTTGACCACGAACCCACAGTTTCTCGCTTTTCTTGAAAGTGTACGTTTAGGATTTTCCCGGGCGAAGGATATGATCATGCAAGCCTTTGGGGTTGCGATGGATTTTGTCCGTGAAAAAATCGCGCAAATAAAGGCTTTTTGGGATTCTGATGGTCAGCAGCTACTTCAAGCATTCCGAAATATTTTTAATGGGATTTCTGCAGTCGTCATGCCGATCATTGATGCTTTGGTTGCGGCATTTAAGTGGGCATTTCCATATATGAAGTCCATTTTTTCGACAACTTTTTCAATTTTACTTTCAATAGCCAAGTCGATTTGGTCAAATATCAAGGGCGTTATAGATGGCGGTCTAAAAATTATCACTGGATTGATTCAAGTTTTTTCTGGAATTTTTACTGGTGATTTTTCAAAAATGTGGGAAGGTGTAAAAAATATTTTTTCTGGGGCAATCCAGTTTGTATGGAATTTTGTTCAACTCACCTTTTTTGGGAAACTGATTAAGGGTGTAGGTGTATTTGCAAAATCCTTTAGTGGCTTTTTTAAGTCGGCATGGTCAACTATAAAATCTATTTTTACAACCACTATTTCTGCGGTTTGGAATTTCTTTAAAAATCGTTTTACCAGCATGCTTAACACAGGGAAGTCAATTTTTAATTCCTTGCGTAGCTTTTTCTCGAAAATTTGGTCAGGAATCAAAAATATATTTTGGGATTCTGTGCGAGCGGCAGTTGATTTTGTGAAGTCTCGCTTTACAAATTTGAAAAATAACACTTCGTCTATTTTCACTTCCTTGCGAGATACGGCGCGAAAAATTTGGACATCTGTGAAGGATAACATCATTAATCCAGTCAAAAATGCTTACTCAAGTGTAGTACAGCGTTTTGGAAATTTGCGTGATAAAGGTCTTGAAATTTTCCGCAATCTGAAGAAGAAAGCGGGAGACATATTTGACGATATGGTAGAAGCCATAAAGGGGCTTCCTAAGCGAATGGGCGACGGTCTGAGCAAAGCTGCGAAAAATATAGCCGGCGGCGTGAAGAACGTAAGCAAATTCTTGCTCGAGGGATTGGCGAAAGGTGTAAATGGAGTAACTGGCGGGATCAACTGGATCTTAGACAAAGTTCATGCTCCTAAAAAGCTTCGTATTCCAAAATGGAATATACCGGAGTATGCCAAGGGAACGGATGGTCACCCTGGCGGCCTTGCCATTGTTTCGGATGGCCCGGGAAAGAATAAGCAAGAGTTAATCCGGACACCAGATGGGAACATGTTCCTTTCTCCCAAGAAAGAAACAATTATGAACTTACCAAAAGGAACGAGTGTCCTTGACGGTAACAGCACTGCGAATTTGCTCAAATCAGGTATTCCTGCTTACAAAAATGGAGAAGGCTTACTGCAGAAAGCGTGGGGCGGAGCAAAAAGTCTATGGGGATCCGTCAAAAAAACGGCGACTACTATATGGGATTTTGCAAAAGATCCGCTGTCTCTTATCAAAACAGCTATATCTGATTTCACTGATATGGGAGACGTACTGCAGCCTGCCAAAGGAATTGCGCAGGGGATGATATCTAAAGCGGCGGATGGAGCGAAAGAGTGGATTAAGGGTCTGCTTGAAGGCGGGGACGATGTAAAATCAAGCGGCAATCCAACCGCGGATGTTAAACGTTGGGTGACACGTGCTATGGAGATTGCCGGCGTGTCAGGTAAGAATTGGCTAAATGGTTTATCTCTTATCGCTATGCGAGAATCTGGAGGTAATCCGAAAGCGCAGAACAATTGGGACATAAACGCAAAACGCGGGATCCCTTCAAAGGGTTTGATGCAGACAATTGAACCCACCTTCAACGCTTTCAAGAAGAAAGGCTATGGAAACATTTTCAACCCAGTTCATAACATACTAGCTGCAATTGGTTACATCAAATCGCGTTACAAAACCATTGGCAATGTTCCTGGGGTTAAAGCTGTTAATCAGGGACGTCCATATGTTGGATATGCTACCGGCGCCCGTGTTGTAAATAAAGGCTTGTACCAGTTGGCTGAGGAAGGTCATCCGGAGTGGGTAATCCCAACTGATCCAAGCAGAAGGACAGAGG